CGCGAACTCCTCGCGGTGGAGTGGGAGCAGAACGCCGCCGACACCTTCCGCCTCAACTTCCCGCACGTCCCGCTGTACCACGGCGACATCGCGAAGCTGTCCGTCGAGGAGTGCCTCCGCCTCGCGGGCGTAGCGCCGGGGGAGCTCGACGTGTTCGATGGCTCGCCGCCCTGTCAGGGCTTCTCGACCGCGGGCAAGCGCGAACTCGGCGACGCTCGCAACCAACTGTTTCGCGAGTACTGCCGCCTGCTCCAAGGTCTGCGCCCCAAGGCGTTCGTCATGGAGAACGTGAGCGGCATGGTGAAGGGCGACTTCAAACTCGTCTTCGCCGAGATCCTCCGCACGCTCAAGGGCTGCGGCTACCGCGTCAAGGCGCGGCTGCTCTGCGCCGCATTCTTCGGGGTGCCGCAGGAGCGCGAGCGCATGGTGTTCATCGGGCTCCGCGAGGACATCGGACGCGAGCCGTCGCATCCGGCCGCGTGGAGCGAGCCCACCCCGTTGCGCGCCATCGCGCCCGACGTGATCGCCTCCCGATCGCAGCGCATCAACCCGTGGGTCGACGCATCGCGGTCCTCGGTGACCATCACGAAGACGATGTTCGCGGGCATGTTCAGGACGGCGGGGGGCACGCGGACTCCGACGCTTCGCGAGACTGCCCGCATCGGATCGTTCCCGGATGCGTTCAGGTTCGTCGGCATCCAGCGGAACGCGTGGGCGCGCATCGGCAACTCCGTGCCCCCGCTCCTGATGCGCTCCATCGCGCGGCACGTCCGCACGCTCATCGCCTGATGCCCCGCCGCTTCGCGATCACCCCCGAGCGCCGCGACAAGCTCCTGAACGCCCTGCGCGCGGGCGCCCTCTACCGCGACGCCGCCGAGGCCGCGGGCATCCCGTGGTCGACGTGGACGGACTGGTCCCGCGCCGTGAAGGCGGGCGAGTGCAACGACGACGACGTGGTCGCGCTCGTCGCCGCCGCCCGCGAGGCGTACGCGGCCACGAACGTTGGCCTCACGGCGAGCGTGGCGAAGGCGTCGCAGAAGGACTGGCGCGCGGCTGCGTGGCTCGCGGAGCACCGGCAGGGCGCGCCGAAGGCCGCGGCCGACGCGCGCCGCGCGCAGCACGAGGCGACCATCGCGAAGAAGCGCGCCGACGGCACGCACGTCGAGACGGTGCGGCACGTCGGGGAGATCGCGGACGATGAACTCGACCGCCGCATCGCAGAGCTCGAAGCCGCCACGAAGCACTGACGCGGCGGCGGAACTCCGCGCGCTGAAGATCGAGAAGCTGCGGCGGCTCGAGGCCGCGGCGGAGGCCGCCCGCTTCGACTGGCGCCGCAAGGCGCGACCGGATCAACTGACGCCGCCCGACGGCGCGATCCCGTGGCGGGTGTGGCTCCTGCTCGCCGGGCGCGGGTTCGGGAAGGCGCTCGCACTCGACACCCCCATCCCCACCCCGACCGGGTGGACCACGATGGGGGAGTTGAGCGTCGGAGACGAAGTGTTCGACGAGCGCGGGCGACCGACGCGGGTCACCTTCGCGACCGACGTTCAGCGCGACCGCGAGTGCTTCGCAGTCAGGTTCGACGACGGCTCTACGATCATCGCCGACGCTGACCATCGGTGGCTCACCAGCGACAAGGCTGCCCGCAAGGCGAAGTCACGCGGCGGGTCTGCGCGGCCGATGGTGCGTACGACCCGCGAGATCGCGGCGTCGCTCATGGTCGGCAGGGAGCGCAACCACGCGATCGACGTTGCCGCCCCGCTTGAACTACCGGACGCCCCGCTCCCCATCGGGCCATACACGCTCGGCGTGTGGCTCGGTGACGGCGACGCCAAGGCGGCGGTCATCACGCAGGGCGCGGACGACGCCGACGAGATGCGCGCCCTGCTGACGGCTGACGGCGCAACCTGCGGCGTTGCGAAGCGCGACCCAAGGTCGTCCGCGCTGCGCTGGAGCATCGGCGCGAGGTCGCCAGCCCGCGACGCCCGCGGGCGCATGGCCGACAACGGGAGCATTCACAGCGCGTTGCGAGCGCTCGGCGTTCTGTCGAACAAGCACATCCCGCAGATCTACAAGCGCGCGTCAGCGGCGCAACGCATGGCCCTGCTTCAAGGGCTCATGGACACCGACGGGCACGCGGAGAGCGGCGGCAATGTCGAGTTGACCCTGACGTGCGAGGCGCTGGCCCGCGACGCTTTCGAGGTGGTCATCTCGCTCGGGTTCAAGGCAACGATCGCCGAGAGCGCCGCGAAGATCGACGGCCGCGAAGTAGGCCGGCGGTGGCGCATTACGTGGACGCCGCGGCGGCAGGTGTTCAGGCTCCAGCGCAAGGCGGAGCGTGTGCGCGACGGGCGCGCGCAGGCTGGGCGGACTTCGCAGAGATTCGTAGCATCGGTCGACCCCGTGCCGTCCGTTCCGGTTCGGTGCATCACGGTGGATTCGCCGTCGCACTTGTTCCTCGCGGGGCGGACGATGATCCCGACCCACAACACCCGCACGGGCGCCGAGCACATCCGCGAGCGGGTGATGAGTGGCGCCGCGCGGCGTATCGCCCTCGTCGCCCGCAGCGCCGCCGACGTGCGCGACGTGATCGTCGAAGGGGAGTCGGGCATCCTCGCGGTGTCGCCCCCCGCCGAGCGCCCGACGTGGGAGCCCTCGCGGCGGCGGCTGACGTGGCCGAATGGTGCCATCGCCACCACGTACAGCGCCGACGAGCCCGACCAGCTCCGCGGCCCGCAACACGACTATGCGTGGGCCGACGAACTCGCGGCGTGGCGGTACCCCGATGCGTGGGATCAACTCCTCTTCGGTCTGCGCCTCGGCGCCGACCCGCGGGCGATCGTCACGACGACGCCCCGCCCGACGCCGATCATCCGCGCGCTGGTGACATCGCCGACGACGCACGTCACCCGCGGTCGCACGCGGGACAACGCGGCGAACCTCGCGCCGGGCTTCCTCGACGCGATCGTCGCCCGCTTCGAGGGCACCCGCCTCGGGCGGCAGGAACTTGACGGCGAGATCCTCGACGACAACCCCGGCGCGCTGTGGAAGCGCGACGGCATCGACGCCGCCAAGGTCCACGCGGCGCCCGACCTCCGCCGTATCGTGGTCGGCGTCGACCCCGCCGTGAGCGCCACGGCGCAGAGCGACGAGACGGGCATCGTGGTGGCGGGCGTCGGCTTCGACGGCCGCTGGTATGTGCTCGCCGACTACTCCGGGCGCTACAGCCCCGAGCAGTGGGGCGCCCGCGTGGCGGAGGCGTACCGCTCGCACAAGGCCGACCGCGTCATCGCGGAAGTCAACCAGGGCGGCGACCTCGTCGAGAGCAACCTCCGCACGGTCGCGCGCAACCTGCCGGTGACGAAGGTGCACGCGAAGCGCGGCAAGGCGCTGCGCGCGGAGCCGGTGTCGTCGCTGTACGAGCAGGGCCGCGTGTCGCACGTCGGTTCGCTCGCCGCGCTCGAAGACCAGATGACCGCGTGGGACCCCGCGGCCGACCGCGACTCGCCCGACCGCATCGACGCCCTCGTCTACGCGCTGACCGAACTCATGCCGAAGACGGCGGACGGGCCGAACCCGCGCCCGACGATCACGCGCAACCCGCGCACCGCAGGCTGGTAGTGCCCCTCACCCCGTCGACAGCCGAGCAGCTCCGCCTCGTCCCCGGCGAGGGGAGCCTGCTCGACGTGGCGCCCATCGCCGCGCTCGGGAACCGGCTCGCGCCCGCGCCGTACAACGACCGCTTTCAGTACCACTACGGCAACACCCTCACGCCGCAGACGGTGTCGGGCGTCTTGCAGAACGCGGACACCGGCTACCTGTGGATGCTCGCCGACCTGCTCGACGAGGCCCGCGAGCGCGACGGGCACATGCACGCCGAGCTTCAGAAGCGCGAGCTCCGGGTCGCGGGCGCCGATTGGGAACTCGTGCCGCCCGAGGGCAGCGGCGCCGCGGGCGAGGAGATCGCGAAGTGGTGCGGCGCGCGCCTGCGCGAGATCGAGAGCCTCGGCGCGCTCTCGCGCGACTTCGGCAGCGCCGTCGCCGACCTCATGGGCGCGGTCTACCAGGGTCGCGTCGGGCTCGAGGTTGTGTGGCGCGACGAGCGCGGGTGGATGGTCCCCGAGGCGCTCTACTTCCTGCACCCGCGCCGCTTCACGTACGCCGCCGACTGGCGCCTGCGGCTGTGGGATGCGTCGGGCACGTCGCCCACGTCCTACCAGCCCATCAACACGGACTCGCCCTTCGGGATGTTCCCGGGGCTCCCGCTCGACCGCTTCCCGCCCGGCAAGTTCATCGCCCACAACCCGCGCGTGCGCGGCGTCATGCCGACGCGCGAGGGCCTCGGGCGGCTGCTGATCTGGTGGTGCACCTTCAAGCGGTTCGCGGTGCGCGACTTCGCCGCCTTCGCCGAGTGGGCGGGGCGCGGGCTGCGCGTCGGCACCTTCGCCACCGGCCGCGGGCCGATGGGCGGGTTCCCCGCGTCGGAGGACGACCGCGCGGTGTTGCAGCAGGTGCTCGACGCGATGTCGTCGTCGAACGCCGCGACCTTCGCCGACACCACGAAGGTGGACGTCGTCAGCTCGCCGTCGAACAACGACGTGCACTCCAACCTCATCGGGCTCTGCAACGCTGAGCAGTCCAAGGCCGTCGTCGGCGGGACGCTCGGGAGCGAGAGCAGCAAGGGCGGCGGGACGCGCGCGCTCGGCGAGGTGCACGAGCGCAACGAGCTCATGATTGCGCGCGCCGACGCGAACGCGGTGGGGTCGACGCTGGTGCGCGACCTCGTGCGCCCGATGGTGCACATGAACTTCGGCTCCCGCGCGCCGGTGCCGCGGATGAGGTTCGCGGTGGACCCCGCGCAGGACCTCGACGCGGTGGCGAAGCGGATTCAGATCTTCACGAGCCTCAAGGGCGAGATCGCGCAGGCCGACGCGCGGAACCTGCTCAACCTCCCCGACCCGTCGCCCGGGGCGCCGCTGCTCGGCATCCCGACGGAGCGCAAGGTCGAGGACTACCGCGGCGAGGGCGAAGCGCAGGGCGCGGCGCCCAACGTCCGCCCGCCACCGCCCGACCGCCGCGAGCGGCCCGCGGGCACCGAGGACACGCAGTGACGGCCGCGACGCTCCTCCCGGTCCCGCGGTCGAATCTGGCGCCCGGCGCCCCGTGCCCCGAGTGCGGCGCGGTCGACCTCCATGTGTCGGGCGACGCGCTCACGGTCGGTCGCCTCGCGGGCCCGCTGCGCTGCGTTCACCCCGCGTCGTGCGCCTGCGGATGGCGCGGCGAGATCACCGCAGCGGGCTGCAACGAGCGGCACGCGGACGACCTCATCGCGGGGCCCTCCGCCCTCGTCGCCGCGCCCCCTGCGCTGACGGCCTCACTCTGACCATGCCCGGACGCTACGACCACATCGACTTCGTGCCGCCGCAGGGCGTCCGCGAGGCGTGCATGCGCGGCGTCGCGCTGCACGAGCAGGGCGCCTCGGGCGAGGGCATCGAAGACGACACCGTCTCTTGGGCCCGCCGCCTCGCGCGCGGCGAGCGCATCACAGCGGCGAAGGCGCGCAAGATGGCGCGGTTCTTCGCCCGCAACCAGCGCTTCGCCGCGGAGCCGAAGGACTCGGCCGCGTGGGCGTCGTGGCAGTTGTGGGGCGGCCACGCGGGCGACGCATGGAGCGAGAAGCTCGTCGCGCAGATGGACGCCGCCGACGAGGCGTCTGCGACCGCGAGCGAGGTGGCGCAGCCCGCGGCCGCCGAGCCACGGACGGCGTTCCGCGCGCGTGTGCCGATGCTCACGGACTACCTCTCCGAGAGCGGCGGCCTCGCCATGTACTTCGTCACGTTCGGCGGGGCGAGCGACGAGAGCCCGACTCACGACGTGCGCGTCGCCGACGGCGTGACGCTGACCTTCTACGAGGACGGGCGGCTGTTCGCTCTCTCCGTGGACGACGCCCGCCGCGTGGTCGGCGAGGACATCGTCACGGCCGCGACCGACCCCGCCCTCCAGTGCGAGTGACCATGGCCGCAAGGAACCTCACCCTCTCCGCTCGACGCAAGGCGCCGAAGCCCGCGGAAGCCCCCGCGCCGTCGACGCCCGCCGAGGTGCTCACGCTCCGCGGCGAGTCCGCCGAGATCACCTGCCGCGAGACGGCTGCCGTCGGGCAGAAGACGCGCAACCAGATCGCGAAGTTCGGCGAGTTCAACGGGCACCCGCAGGGTCCGTTCCGCATCGACGCGCGCGTGTTCGCGGACATCCTGCGCAACTTCAACGCCACCGAGAACCGCTGCGTCGCGCTCGACTACGAGCACACGAGCGAGACGCTCCCCGACAGCGTGGCGCAGCACGGCGTGCCCGCGCTCGCGTGGATCACCGACCTCGAGGACCGCGGCGACGGCACGCTGTGGGGGACCTTCGAGTGGGTCGACCCCGCGGCCGTCGAGCACGTCCGCGCGAAGCGCTACCGCTTCCTCTCGCCCGCGATCCAGTTCGGCGCGGTCGACAAGGAGACGGGGAAGCCGATCGGCGCGCGCCTCACGAGCGTCGCCCTCACCAACAAGCCCTTCCTCGACGGCATGGCGCCCGTCACGGCGAGCGAGGGCGCGGGGGCCGCTGCGGCTTCCGTCCCCGACGCGACGGGCGCCGCGAGGATGACCATGAACGACGACATGAGCGCGACGGCCGCCCCGATGGGCGCCGCCGACCTGCCGAAGATGCAGCCCGCCGCCGCGCCCGCCGGCGCCGCCGGGGGCCCCGCCGCCGACGCGAAGGCGAAGGCCGAGAAGGAGGCCGAGGGCGCCGCCATCGCCGACGCGAAGCGCGACGGCTACGGCAATTTCGCCACGATGCGCCGCGCCGCCGAGGCGTGCGGCATGGCCGACTTCGACCCGACCGCCGAGGGCGCCGAGGACGCGCTCATCGCGGCGATCGGCGAGAAGTACGCCGAGCTCGTGCGGCACCAGGAGCGCGAGAAGGCCGCCATGGGCGCCGCCGCCGCCGCGATGGCCGACCGCGTCGTCGCCGCCGGCCTCGCCGACGCGGCCGCGAAGGAGACGCTCGCCGCGCTCTGCCTCTCCGACCGCAAGGCGTTCGACGCGATCTTCCCCGCCGCGCGCGTCGAGGCCGCCGAGAAGGCGCGGCGCATGAGCGAGGCGCCCGCCGCCCCGCCCGCGAAGCCGACCGCGGAGTCGCTGCGCGACTCGGCGAAGCCCGCGCTCACCGACGCCGCCCGCGCGCTGCTCTCGGAGCACGTCGCCACGAGCGCGCCGCACCCGCCCGCGGCCGGCGGCGACGACAGCGTCGCCTCGCGCTCCGCCGCCCGCGAGGCGCTCGCCTCGCGCCTCATGAGCGAGGGCAGGGCCAAGACCCACGCGGAGGCCGCGATGATGGCCGACCGCGAGCTCTCCAAGCGCCTCGTCGCGCCGTTCGCCGGCGCCTGACCGTCACCGCCACCCCAACATCACAGGATCAATCGTCATGGGAATCGCCGACCGCAACCCGGGGCAGCTCGTCCCCTTCTCGTGCAGCAGCGCGAGCGTCGCCGAGGGCGCGGTGCTCGTCGTGGGCGCCGCGAACGACATCGTCAAGCTCCCGACGGCCGCCTCGTCGTCGGAGCAGTTCGTGGGCCTCGCGGCCTACCCGTGGAGCGCCACCGCGGGCTCGCCCGTCGACGTCGTCATCAACGGCGTGTGGCCCGCCATCGCCGCGGGCACCATCACGCGCGGCGACCGCGTCGTGATCGGCGGCGCCACCGGCACCGTCGTCTCGGAGTCGCTCACCACGCCCGCCAACGCGACGCGCGTCGGCGTCGCGCTGGAGTCCGCCACCACGGGCGCGCGCGTGGCGATCCTCGTCGGCAACGTCCCGGGCTTCTCGGGCGCCGTGCTCAAGATGGTCGCGGGCGTCGGCGGCACCACCGCCAACTGCCTCGTCCGTGCGGGCGACGGCACCGCGATCCTCCCCGGCGGCGCGTCGCCGACCACGGCGCTCCTCGGCGTGGCGCTCAACACCACGCTCGCGGGTGAGACCGTGTACGTCGTGACGAGCGGCACCGCCGTGGTGGTCGACTCGGGCTCCGGCGTCACCGCGGGCGACTACATCACCGCCGCCGGGACGAACGGCAAGGGCCTCACGGCCGCGCCCGCGGGCGGGACCAACTGCGCCGTCGTCGGCGTCGCCCTCAACACCGTCGCCGCGAACGGGAACATCACCGTCGCCGTCACGCCGAACCGCATCCAGGGCTGATCGCCCGCCACCCTCACGCAAGGACCACAGCAATGAACCGCCCCCTCAGCCGCGGCGTTCGTCTCCTCACGGGTGACGGCGCCGCCAACGGAACCAACGCGTCGCGCATCGCGACCACGATGAGCGACCCGCGCATCGCCCGCATGGCGACCGCGCGCGTCGACGACCGGCAGAGCGACGCCACCGTGCAGCGGTGGCTCAACGAAGCGCAGGCCGCGACCGGCACCCTCGACGCCGCCTACGAGTCGTGGCTCGCCCACGCCACCGGCCGCTCGGGCCGCCCGCACCTGATGAGCCTGTCGCCCGGCGACGTGCACATCCCGACGATCGACCAGAACATCTTCGTCCTCTACCAGAACCGCCAGTACATCGCCGACGTGGTGATGCCGGTGGTGAACGCGGCGAAGCTGTCCAACTACATCCAGCAGGTCCCCGTGGCCGCGATGCAGTCGGTCGCGAACACCCGCATCGCGAACTCGCGCGCGCGGCCCAACCAGGTGCAGTGGACGGTCGACAACACCCTCTCCTACAACTGCATCCCCCTCGGGCTCGTCGACTACATCCCGCAGGAGATCCTCGACGACGCGGACTCGTCCGCGCTCAAGTCGACCGCGATCTACATGGCGATCCTGCGGTCGTTCATGGACCTCGCGCGCGAGGTGAACGTCGCCGCCGAGGTGTTCGGCGCGTCGAACTACGGCTCGAACACCACGGCGCTCTCGGGCTCCGACCGGTGGGACACCGCGTCGAGCGACCCGATCGCGCAGCTCCTCGCCTACAAGGAGCAGGTGTTCTCGACCCCGAACGTGCTCGTGCTCGGCGGTCAGGTGTGGCCGCAGCTCATGACCAACCCCGCGGTCAAGGCGTACATCTCGGGCCGCGCGTCGACCGCGTCGGGCGCCATCCCGATGCAGGTCGCGCTCGACACGATCGCCGAGCTCATCGGCGTCGACAAGGTCGTGGTCGGGCGCGCGAAGTACAACAGCGCGCAGGAGGGCCTCACGGCCGTCTCCGACTACGTGTGGGGCAAGTCGGCGGCGCTCATCCGCGTCGAGCCGAACCCCGACCCGCTCATGACGGAGACGTTCGGGTACACCTACCGCTTCGGCGGCAAGGCGTACCGCAACGAGGTGATCCCCGACCGCCTCGGCGGCGCGATGGGCGGCCAGTACATCAAGCTCTCGACCTTCGAGGACGACGTCGTCATCGGCGGTTCGAACACGGGCTACCTGCTCACCGCGGTGATCTCGTGAGCATGGACCCGCTCGCCCCCGCGGCGCCCGCCGCGGAGCCCACGAAGCGGCAGCTCGCCGAGGAGAACGCCGCGCTCAAGTCGCGCGTCGCGGAGCTCGAGGCGCAGGTCGCCGCGCTCTCCGCCGACCTCGACGCCGCGCGCACCGCGGCCGCGCAGCCCGTCGGCGCCGAGTCGCCGGTGCTGCTCGTGAAGCTGCGGCACGACGGCGTGACGTACGAGCCCGGCGCGCTGGTGCCCTACGACGTGGAGAACCCGCCGAAGGGCTGCGGGGGCCTCGTCGAGGGCGTCCACTACGAGCGCGCCCGCGTGCTCATGCCGCCTCGCTGACCTCGGGGGAGCGCCGTGGCCGAGATCGTCGACATCGTCACCCCGGCGGACGTGACCGCCCGGCTCTCGACGCAGGCGTACAACCGCCTCTTCGCGAAGTCGGGCGGCAACACGCCCGACACCGTGTTCCGCGACATCTGCATTGCGGAGGCGAACAGCGAGATCCGCGTGCTCACGCGCGCGGCGTTCCCCGACGGCGTCTACCAGACCGGCGACACGCTCGACCCGCTCGTGGTCGGGCAGGGCGTCAACCTCACGATCGCCATCGCGTCGTCGCGCCACCTCGCCACGGACGAGACGAGCGGGTACGCCCGCATCGGCACGCTCGCGCGCGAGTTCTTCAAGTCGCTCAACCGCGACCGCGACGCGCGCGCGCCGGGCTCCTCGCAGGGCGCCCCGCTCCCGCGGCCAACGGTCAACAACCTCGTCGACTCGCAGGGGCAGGCGACCAACCCCTACGTGCGCAACGCCTCGCAGCAGGACACGACGGGCTTCTGACGTGGCCGAGATCGTCGACGCGATCAACGCCATGGAAGCGGCCATCTCCGGCGCGATGCTCCCCGCGATGCTCGACGTCGCCGAGGGCGTCGAGACCGACGCGAAGACCGGCCACACGTTCCGCAACCGCACGGGCCGGCTCGAGAAGAGCATCACGCACGGCGCGGCGACGGGCAACCTCCGCCACGGCTACCGCGTCGACGTGATCGCCCGCACGCGGTACGCCTCGTTCGTGGACGAGGGCACGTCGCGCAACGCGGCGTACCCGTACCTCGTGCCCGCGTGGGAGCGCCGCGAGACGTGGGCGCAGCACGTCGTCGAGACGGCCATCGTCGAGGCCGTCGATCGCCTCCCCTGACCGATGGCGAACGCCACCCTCACCGACCTCGACGACGCCTTCTACACGGCGCTCTCCGCGCTCGTGGCGGGCCCGCCGACGCCCTCGGCGCCGTTCGCCGTCTGCGCCCGCTACGCGGGGCCGGTGACGCGCAAGGGGCTCTCCGACGTCTGCCGCGAGCAGTACCCCGCGGTGCTGCTCCGCATGGACGGGGAGACGACGACGCGCGACATCCTCACGTGGGCGTACTCGGAGGAGCGCGGCGAGTCGTCGTGGTCCGTCATCGTCGTGGTCGAAGACCCCCGCGAAGTCGACGAGGGCCTGCGCGGCGACGCCAACGCCCCCGGCGCGATGCGCCTCATCGACGCCGTGCTCGGCGCGGTCAACGCGCTCGCGGTGCCGGGCACCTACCAGAGCATCACGCCGCGCGCCGTAAGCACCGCGCCGGAGCTCGTGCAGGACGGCGTCGTGTACGCCTACACCACGCGCGTCTCCGTGCTCCGCGTGCTCCCGCAGGCGGACAACCCCGACCCCGCCGCAGGCCTGCCGCTGCTCAACCCGATGGTGGGCGAGTTGAACCTCGTCGACACCTACGACGACCCCGACAGTGTCAACCCGCTCGTGCCCCTCGAAGCCGACCCGAACCCCTGACCTCCCCGCCTCGCACCCAACCCCCAGCACTGAGAGACCGCGATGCAACTGCGCATTCAGGCCGTCGAGGGGCGCTCCGTTGCGCTCGTCGACGCCGCCGGCCGCGCCCGCCCCGGGCGCTTCGCCGGCCGTGACGCCGCCGGCAAGCCGCTCGACGGCGGCGAGACCGTCGCCGACGCCGACCACTACCGCCGCGCCGCCCGCCGCGGCGACCTCATCGTCGAGGAGGTGACCCCGTGAGCATCGTGGTCCCCGGCTTCGCCACGTCGCGGAAGAGCCCCGGCGTCTACCTTTCCGTCGTGCTCGGCGGCGGCGCCACGTCCCCCGGGACGCAGCCCATCCGCATCCTGCTCATGGGCAACAAGATGGGGACGGCCGTCAGCGGCTCGTCGCCCACCATCGCGCTCCCCGCGGGCACGATCGCCGACGCGACGCCGCAGTTCTTCTCGTCGGCCGACGACGCGGGCTCCTACTTCGGCCTCGGGTCGGAGGTGCACGACATGGCGATCGCCGTGTTCGAGCAGTACCCCGACGCGACGGTCTACGGCATCGCCGTGGCCGAGGGCGGCGGGTCGTACGCGAGCGTCGTCTGCACCTTCGCGACGACCGCGACGGCCGACTACACGATCCGCCTGCGCATGTGCGGCGAGGTCGTCGACGTGCCGATCGCCTCGGGCTCGACCGCCGCGACCATCGCGACCGCCGTCGCCTCCGCGACGAACGCCGTGACGTGGCTCCCCTACTACGCGCAGACGAGCACGGGCACGGTGACGTGGACGGCGAAGTGCAACGGGCCGCGCGGCAACGACCTCACGGTGCTCGCCTCGTTCGTCTCGTCCTCGGGCGTCGAGACGCCGATCACGACCTCGAGCACCACGAGCCCCGGCGCGACGACGGGCATCTTCTCGGGCGGCGCCGCGAGCGGCAACCTCTACCGCTTCGCGGGCGGCACCACGCAGGACAGCTTCGCGGCTGCGCTCTCGGCGATCACGCCGACGAAGTACGGCCGCATCGTGGGCGCGTGCACCGACTCCACCAACATCGGGCGCATCGCGACGTTCGTGGCGTCGCAGGCGGCGATCACGTCGCAGAAGCGGCAGCAGGCCATCTGCGCGACGCTCGCGTCGAGCGGCACGGCGGTGACCCTCGCGACGACGGTGAACAACGCGCGGGTGCAGATCGCCTGGCACTACAACAGCCTCGTCCCCGCGTGCATGGTGGCCGCGCAGGTGACCGCAGCGCGCGTCATCGGCGACAGCATCACCGGCGTCATCAACGCGCTCCCGGGCGAGGGCACCGACCCCGACGCGAACCTGACAGGCGTGCAGCTCGCGACGATCCCGATGCAGTTCAGCGTCGACGACCAGCCGACCGACACCGAGGTCGAGAGCGCGCTGAACAACGGCCTCGTGCCGATCACCGCGAGCACCGCGCGCGCCGGCTACGGCGTGCTCTGCATGAGCATCACGAGCCTCTCGCTCGTGAACGGCCTCCAGAACTACTCGGTCCTGTACACGAACTACGTCACCGTGTGCGACTACGTCGCCGACGGCGAGCAGGCCGCCCTCGCGGTGCGCTACGCGGGCTTCAAGCTCGGGAGCAACGACGCGAACGGCGACCCGCCGAAGGCGCCGCTCGTGACGACGCCGCAGCAGATCCGCGCGGGCATCCTCGGCGACCTCAAGGGCTACGAGCTCCAGGGGATCATCCGCGACGTGGACGCGAACGCGGAGCTCCTCGTCGTCGAGGCGAACGCCCTCGTGCCCGGCCGCGTCGACATGTCGATCCCCGTCGAGCCGACCCCGTGGCTGACGCAACTCGTCGGCCGCGTGCAGCAGATCCAGAGCGTGTGACCGGAGGCTGAGACAACACCATGGCGATCCAGTACAGCAGGCCGGGCTACATCAGCGTCGGCGGCCGCGTGCTCCTCCAAGCGTCGAAGATCGACGTCAAGTTCGACAGCGGCAACAAGGACGTGGACACGCTCCAACTCGGCCGCGCGGGGCACTCCATCGGCCCGCAGAAGGTCAGCGTCGACGTGTCGTCCGCCGTGCCCGCGTCGGGCATCGAAGGCGACATCATCCAGCGGCTCGTGCAGGCGGGCACGCAGAACTTCGCGATGACCTACGCGGGGACGACCTACAACATCGAGGGCGACATCCGCACGGCCGGCTTCATGACGGACGTCGGGTCGCCCAACGGGACCGACTTCAACGTGAGCGGGAAGCTCCTCAACACCGCGAGCGCCGCGTGAGCGACGCCGCTTCGGCGCTGCTCTCGGGCGCCTCCCCACTGTCGCGGCTGCTCGGCGGCTTCCTCCCGCCGCGCAAGCGCTTCACGCACGACGTGCTGCGCTGCGACGACACCGGCGCGCTCAAGACGATCACGCTCCGCCTCGCGGTGCGCGCGATCACCGTCGAGGAGACCGAGGAGGCGCACGCCGAGGCCGTCAAGTACCTCACCACGAAGGGCGGGCACTCGCGCGAGGACTTCATCACGTCGCAGGGCGACTCCATCATGGAGGCCGAACTGATGACGCAGATCCTCGCGCGCGCGCTGATGGACCCCGACAACCTCCGCGAGCCGTTCGCGAAGGACGCCGCCGCGCTGCGCGGGGTGTTCTTCACGGACGAGTTGGAGGCGTGCTTCCGGGAGTACTCGTCGTGGCAGGCTGAGCGCTCGCCGATCCGCGCACTGCGCTCGGCGGACGAGCTCCGGGAGGTGGTGGACGCCTTGGGAAAAGGGCAGATGGAGCGGAGCTCGTTGCTTCGCTTCGATGTCATTTCTCTGAGCGACATCGCGCTCTCACTGGCCGACCGGGTGCAGAGGCTGACGAGGCCGAGCTCCTCGGATACCTCGTCGCCGAGCGAGTCGCCCGCGACTTCCTCGACGGAGCCCGGGGAGATCCGGGTCGAGATCCCGCAGCAGTGAGCGCGGCGGTGACCGCCGTCGCCGCCCTCATCGCACAGCAGCAACGCAGGTAGCGTCATCCCATCGGCCATCCTCAAGATCGACGGCGACACGTCGGGCCTCTCCCGCGCGCTCGGCGACGCCCGCGCGCAGGCGAAGGCCACGGAGCGCGCCATGGGGGAAGCCTTCGCCGGCATGACCCGGGCGTCTGAGCGCGTCGGCCGCGCGGCGGCGACGGCGGCGGATCGCACCGCGGGCGCCTACCGCCGCAACGCCCGCGGGCTGCGCGATGAGAGCGTCCGCGCCTCGCGCGAGTCGGAGGCCGCCGCCAACCGCGCCGTGCAGGCGTACGTTCGCGGGGAAGAGCAGAAGCGCCGCGCCGCGCGCCTCTCCGCCGACGCGCGCCAGCGGGCGGAGTACCAGGCGACGGCCATCGCCCGCGCGGAGGCGTCGAAGCGGGGCCTCTCCGCGGAGCAGGAGTCGCGCGTTCGCCAACAGGCGTTGGAGCGCATGACGCGCTCCTACGAGACGCACGAGCGCCGCGTCTCCGCCGCGGTGCGACGCGAGCGCGTCGAGCGCGAGCGCGCCGAGCGCGCCGAGACGTCGTCACGCGAGCGCGGGAGCCGCGCCGGGGCGGGCGCAGCGCGCAGCGTCGCGGAGCAGGGCGCGGGCTTCGCCGGCAGCGTTCACACCGCGATTCAGACCGTGAGGGAGCAGCGGGCGGCGCGTGAGACGGCGCTCAACAACATCCTGTTGCAGCTCGTGCCGTCGGGCGCGGGCGCGGGCGAGATCGCGGGCCTTCGGTCGCAGATCATGCAGGGCGCGCTTGCGGCGCGTCTCGACCCCGACGCGGTGATTGAGGCCGTCGGCGGGGCGCAGAGCTTCGCGAACGCCCTCGGCGGCGACACCGCGGCGCAGCGGCGCGCGAACACCGCCGCGACGCTGCGCGACGTGGAGTTCGCTTCGGTGATCGATCCCACGAGCATGGGCGGGCTGGTGCGACTCGGCGCCCTCGCGCGCGGCCGCATGGGCGACCGCGACCGGCGTGACCTGCTCCGCTCGTTCGCCGGCATCTCGTTCCAAGGGAGCGTCGAGACGGATCAAGCCATCACGCAAGGGCTCCCGGGCCTCATGGAAGCGTGGTCGACGGCGACCGCAGGCGTCAACGACCCCGGGGAGGCGTCGGCGCGGCGCCTTGAAGTGGCGCGAGACTTCGCCGCACAGATTCAGTCGCAAGCGGCGTCGGGCCGCTCGGTGACCGTCTCCGCGAACCGCACCAACACCGTCCGCAACGCCCTCGCCAACGCCCACCGTCAAGACGAGCTCGGCCGCGCGTTCGCCGCCCGCGAGCGATCGATGACCGCCGAGCAGCGCGCGGCGTTCTCCTCGACGTTCACGCGCGACGCATCGGGCCACTACCGCATGAGCGAAGCGGTTCGCGGGCGGGCGAGCGACGCGGCGCGCTTCTTCGGCACGATGTTCGGCAACGACGCGGGCGCCATGCGCAACTTCCTCGGCGCCCACGGCGGCGGCGGGGCGCACCAGTTGATGAACCGCCCGGACGTCGACGCGCTCGCGTCGTACTTCGGGACGGCCACCAACGCGCGCGGCGAGCAGGTTCGGCAGTACGACTACGTGAACGAGCTCGCGCGGTCGACGATCACACCGGAGCAGGAGGCGACCATGCGCTCGGTGCGTGAGGCCGAAGACTCCCGCACGCTGACGGCCGCGCGCGAGGCCGGCGCCGCGGCCCTCGGCGACAACACCACCGCCCTGAACCGCCTCTCCGACGCCCTCGCCAACTGGTCGACGGCGCACCCGCTGCAATCGATGGCCGGCACCGCCCTCGCCGGCATCCTCGGGCCCGCGGCGGCGGGCCGCGTCGGCGCGTGGTTCGGCGGGACGAACGTCGGCAGGGCGCTCGCCCCGGGCGGCGGCGGCGTCCGCGCGGCGCTGACGGTCGCGCGCGGCGGCGGGCTGCTCTCGCGCCTCGGTGGCGCCGCCCTGGGCGTGCCCGGGATGCTCGCGGCGGGCCTCTCCGCGATCGGCGCCTATGGCGGCACGTCGCAGGAAGACGTCGAACAGCAGCGGCGCGAGGGCGCCGAATGGGCGCGTCAGTCCGCGCGCCTCGGCGGGGAGGCCCGCGCCGCAGGCCGCGCCCCGCCCACCGCCGCCGAGATCGGCGCCGCCGTCGCCGCCGCGCTCCGCACGTCACCCCTCACCGCCACCGTGACCCCCACCGACGCGGCGCAGGCCGCCTCGCGCGCCCCCGCGCCCGGACGCTGACCGATGGCCGGCGACTTCGACCGACTCTCCGAAGCCACCTACGAGGGCGTCGTGTTCCCCGTGAGCGACGCCCCCTGCGAGGGCGGTAACGACTTCGCGGAACACACGGCGTACAGGCGCGCGGGCGCCGACATGGAGCCGACCGGGTGGCGCGCGTGGTCGGGCTCGCTCACGATCCCGCTCATCAACACCGAGGCGCTCGTGAAGCGGTACGGCGTGCTGTGGCCCGACAAGCGGACTGAGCTCGTCGACCTCTTCCGCGAGACGCCGCGCGGCAACCTCTCGCACCCGCTGCTCGGCAACCTCGTCGTCGCCATCACCGACGTGTCGCAGTCGGGCGGCAGCGACGTGCGCAACGGCGTGACGCTCACCGTCCGGTGGAAGGAGCACAACGCAAGCCTGTCGCTCCTCATCGGCGCGGACGGACAGCCCACCACGGACCCCGTCTCCACCGTCGTCACGCGCGCCGCCACCGCGGACGCCGCGGGCGCCACGCTCGCGGGCTATGCGCCCGTCGCGGGCACGGTGGACGAGCAGGCGACGTACCTCGAAGAGGCGACCCGCGCGTACTCCGAGGTGACCGCGGCCTTCTCGCTCATGGAGGGCGCGGTCGCCGCGAACCTCGCGCTCCCGTCCGTGCAGGCGGTCGACGGCTACGCCGCGACGGTCGCGCTGCTCGACCTCCGCAGCGCGTTGCAGAGCTACAAGGCGCGCTTCACCCCGGGCTCCGGGAGCGTGCGGTACCTCGTCGTCCCGACCACCATGAGCGTCGCGCAGATCGCCCTCGCGGCGTACGGCGACGTCTCGCTCGTGTCGCTGCTCTACGCGGCTAACGCCTTCCTCGACCCGCTGCAAGTGGGCGCGGGCACGGTCGTGACGCTGCTCCCGTCGAACTGATGGCGACCGACCTCACGCCCTACGAGCACCGCACCGAGCTCTTGCTCGCGTCGTCGGGCGTCGTCCTTGACGTGTGGGACGAGTACGAGATCGCGCTGTCCATGTTGGAGGCGGGCAACCCGTGGACGTTCACCTTCTGGCGCTCCGACCCCGTCGACACGTCGCTCCCTAGCGAGCGCCTCACGCCGTGGAAGGTCGTCACGCGCGAGGTCAAAGCGTTCGATCGCGTGCTCGTCACGATCGACGGCGCGGTGCAGTTGAACGGGCGCATCGAGACTCGCGCCATCCGCGCGGCGCGCGACGGCGGCGCCGTGGTCGTCGTCAACGGCCGCGACCTCGCGGGGCCCGCGATGGATTGGGACGTCGACCCGACGCTCACCATCCGCAACACCGCCCTCTCCGACGCGGTGACGCGCTGCTTCGCGCAGATCGGGATCAACGCGCACACCGTCGACAGCGCGGCGAACGTCGCGGTGACGGCGCGCGAGGCCCCCGGGCCGCGCCGCACCAACCGCCGCACCCGCCGCGCGCAGCCCGTCGACATCGCGCACCCGCGCCCCGGCGACAGGGTGTGGCCCTTCGTCGAGGGCGTCGCGAAGCGCATCGGTTACCGCATGTGGGTCGCGCCGAGCGCCGACGGCGAGCTCGCCGTCGTGGTCGACACGCCCAACGACAACGCCGACCCCTCGTACGTGCTCCTCCGCCGCGAGGTGCCGAACGGCGACGGCTCGTACGAGGGCAACATCCTCGACGGCGGCGAGACGATCAACACCCGCGCCGCGCCGACGACCGTCACCGTGTTCTCCGGCACCGCCCGCGGCGAGCAGGTCGACGCGCGGACGCGCAGCGTCACCACGAACGTCGGGCTCTCCGACAACGCCGTGACGCGCGGGCTGGTGCTGCAACCCCCACCGGAGCAGCCGCGGTACGTGCGCGACGCCCGCGCCCGCACGTCGGAGCGCGCCGCGCAGACCGGCTCCAACGTCATCCTCGACGCAATGGCCGAGTTCCGCGTCTACGAGTGCACGGTGCGGGGCCACGGGCAGACCGTGGACGGCGCGCGGCGCCTCTACGCGATCAACACCATCGCGCGCGTGCGCGACGACGTGTGCGTCGACGGCGACGGGCAGCCGCTCGACGAGGACATGCTCATCGTCGGCCTCCGCTTCCGCCGCTCTCGCCGCGACGGCACGACGACGACGCTGAAGCTCGTCCCCCGCGGCGCGCTCGCGCTCGCCCCGACGGAGGCGTTCTAGTGCATCAGGATTGGGACTCCGCCGACCTCGACTTCGCCCGCGTGCTCACGGCGGCGGCGTCCACCTCGACGCGCGCGGTGACCGTGCAACTCGCGGCCTCGGGCGACGAGGGCGACAACGACGGTGACACCGAGCGCGGCGACGGCGTAGAGGTGCTGCAACCCCTCGGGCTGATGGCCGTCCCCGCAATCACGTCAACGACGCAGGCGCCGTTCATGCGGTCGGGCGATCAGATGGTCGCGCTCGGCATCATCGACAAGGGCGCCCCCGCGCAGAACGTCGAAGCCGGCGAGACGCGGACGTACGGCGTCGGCAGCGGCAACTCGACCGCGAACATGCGCATCCGCAACAGCGGCGCCGTCGAGGTCAACGCGAAGACGAACAGCAACGTCGCGCTGAACGTGGACGGAACGGGCGACGTGGTGCTCGACGGCGGCTCGCTCAAGGTCGCGCGCGTGACGGACGCGGTGACCGCCGCGCCGACCATGGCGACGTGGCTCGCGGCGGTAACGACCTTCGTCAACGGCATCGCGCCCGGGACCGCCGTCCTCCCCACCGACTTCGGCACCATCGCGTCGAGCGGCGGCGCGACGCACGTCAAGGCATGACCCTCCCCTACGCCTACACGCGACGGCGCAACCCGACGACGGGCGACGTGCTGCTCTCGGGCAACGAGTGGCCGCCGTCGCTCGCGCCCATGACCGAGGTCGTCACCATGACGCTGCGGACGTGGGCGGGCTCGTGCGCCTGCGACCCCGGCCTCGGCGTGGCGTGGGCGACGGTCAACAAACTCGCGCCTGGCGCAGCCGCGCTCACGCAGTACGTCATCGAGCAGGCGCTCGCGCGCTACGTCTCCGCGGGGCTCATGACGGGGCTCGCGGTCGCCGCCGTGCAAGCGTCGACGAACCGCATCGAGTACACGATCACCTTCAGCGACCCCCGCATGGACGGCGGGCCGCTCCGCATCACGGGGGCTTTCTAGTGGCGGTCACTGTACGCACGGCGGCCGAGATCCGCGACGCGCTCCTGTCCTACTGGTCGGCCGAGTACCTCGCGAATGGCGAGAACCTGCTGACCGCGCCCGGGAGCGACGCCTACCTGATGGCGTCGATGATCGCGATCGTCCAGAACGCCTGCGACGTGCAGGCGCTCCAGGTGTCGCGCGACATCCTCCCCGATCAGGCGTCGAACGGCGCCATCGAGCGCTTCGGCTACGTCTACGGCATCGCGCGGCAGACCGCCGTCGCGGCGCGGCTCACGGTCACTGTCACCGGCACGCCCTCGGCGACCATCACGATCCCCGTCGGCAGCGCGCTCGCGTGGACCGACGGCACCCTCTACCGCTGCACCTCGACGAGCGTGACGCTCTCGGGCGGCGGGTCGGGCACGATCAACGTCACCGCGACCACGACGGGGCTGACGACGACGCGCGCGGTGGGCGACGTGCTCACCTGGCAGAGCGCGCCCGCGGGGCTCAACCCCACCGGCACCGTCGCTGGCATCACCACGGCGGGCGACGACGCCGAGAGCTATCAGGATTGGGCGCTGCGCATCATCGGGCGCCTGCGCGAGCGCCCCGCGTCGGGCAACCGCGCGGATTGGGCCGCGTGGGTCGAGGCGTACACCGCGCTCGACATCGTGAGCGTGTACGTCTACCCGCTGACGCAGCCGCTCACGGGTGCCGCGGTGCTCGGGTGCGTGACCGTCGTCGCGGTCGGCCCTGCGCAGGGCGACAGCATCACGAACACCCGCATCCTCGGCGTCGGCAACGTCCCGGGCGCCACGCTCACAGAGGTGCACGACTACATCGAGGGCACGCGCACCGCCGACGGCCTCGTCACCGCGACCGGGACGCAACTCCGCCCCGTCACCATGAGCGCGGGCGACTACACGGTCGACGCCATCGACGTGGCGCCGCAGAGCGTGGTGATGAGCGTCACGCCGAACAGCGCGAACGCCTACGCCTTCGGCTTCACCGCGACGATCGACGCCTCGAGCACCGCGACCTCCCTCGTCCTCGTCGGCAACTACACCACGGGCGCGTCGAACCTCGCGAACACGCCGGTTCTCGTCGACGTGGGGAACACCTACTACCGCGGCGGCTACTACCGCATCGTGCTCCCCGCGGGCGTCTTCGCTGCCGGCAACACCACGTTCGACCTCACCGCGGCGCCGCTCCCCGCGGCGCCGACGGGCACGCTCTACCCTCCGCCCGGGAACTGGTCCGACCTGCGCACGGCGATCTTCGCGTACTTCGACAGCCTCGGTCCGGGCGACACGACGCCGCCGCGCCGCTGGCCGTCGGAGGACAACGGCGCCCGCGCGACGGTGTACCGCAGCGCGCTCGTCGCCGCCGCGATGGCGGTGCCCGGCGTGCTCTCGGCGAGCGTGACGACGCCCGGCACCGACGTGGCGCCCCTCGCGCGTCAGGTCGTCACCCTCGGCAACTTCCTCGTGGTGCCCTGATGCCGGTCCCCTACGTCGCGAAGCCCGACGACGAGGCGTACATCATCCCGACGCCCGCCACCTTCGGGTGGGCGTTCTCGCGCAGCGCCGACCCCGCGAACACCCACGCAGCCCGCGGCTTCGTGCTCCGCGCGGGCTACGTGTTCCAACTCTTCGCCGACCCGCTCCGCGCGGGGTTCTACCTGCTGAACGTCGAGCCCGGCACCACCGCAAACCCCACAGGCGTCGCCGAGCGGACGTGGCTCAACGAGATGAACGCGCGGTGGCGCATTTGGGCCGTCGACAACGCGATTGACCCCGCCGCCGACACCGACCCCGCGGGCACCGTCGGCCCCGTGTGGGTGTCGAAGGGCTCGCAACTCGCGAGCATGAGCGCCGCCGCCGAGGCGTGGGGCTGGACGACGCTGTGACCTACACGCACCGGCCGACGCGGCATTGCGTTCCTGTCGGGCAGCGGTTCCCGCACGCCCCGCAGTGCAGCGGGTTCGTCGCGAGATCGGCTTCGCAGTACGTCGGATCGGCGTCGCAGTCGGCCAGCGACCCGACGCAGATGCGCCCGCATATGCCGTTGGTGCACTCCCTCGGAGCGGCGCACGGGCGACCGCATTGGCCGCAGTGCAACGGACTCGCGCGGGTGTCGACCTCGCATCCGTTCGACGCGACGCCGTCGCAGTCGGCCATCGGCGCCGAGCACACCAGCGGCGACGCGTCGGGCGCCACGTCAACGGCGGCCTCCGGCGGCCCGTCCGGGGGCGCGGGAACGTCCGCCGCGGCCCCCGGGCCATCCGCCACCGCGTCGGGCGCCGTGGGGCCGTCCACGGGCGGCGCCGAGGCGTCCCCCGCCTCGGGCCCCGCGTCGGCCCCCGGGCACACGCAGGCCGTCCACACGCCCGCCGGCCCGCACTCCTGCGCGCCCTGCGCTCCGCCGGGGCAGGCGCACGACTCGACGCGCCCGATGGCGCCGCACGACGCGGGCGGCTCGGAAGCGCAGCCGAAGAACAGGGCGACGGGCAAGAGCACGGCAACGCGCATGGCGGAGCCTACGGCGACGCGGGTGAAGTTCTCGATCATCCCGCGACGCTACCCCCGCCGCCGACCCCCGTCACCCTGAGCAGACGTCTAGATGCCCGGACCCGTACCCCAGGCGCTCCCGACGCAGTCGGCGGACCTGCGCGCGATCACCGTCGCCATCGCCCGGCAGATGCTGTCGAGCGTCGGCAGCGGCTGGCAGGCGCCCAACGGCTCCAACAACGCCGCGGATGCCCTCGCCCTCGCCGCGAGCTTCGCCGACCTCCGCGCGGAGCTCTTCAACGTGTGGGCGCAGGCGTTCGTGTCGAGCGCGACGAGCGTCAACGGCCTGCTCTCCGAGTGGGAGACCCTGCTCGCGATCCCCGTCAACAAGACGCTCTCCGACGCCGACCGTCAGGCGCGGCTCGTCGCGTTCATGCGCAGCGCCATCGCGGGGACGCCGCAGGACATCGAGAGCGCGGTCGCGGCGATCACCGGCTCGTGCACCGTGGTCGAGTACAGCGCCGCGGACATCGCCGCGACGGAGCCGTCGCCGACGGCCGACACGTACCGCAACGTCTTCCGCTTCACGGTGCAGGTGCCGACCGCGCACGTCGAGGACGCCGCGCTGCGGTCCCTCGTGCAGTCGGTCGTCAACCGCATGAAGCCCGCGCACACCGCGTTCGTCGTGAGCGACACCGCGACCCTCAAGTTCGACCTGCCGAGCGGCTTCGACGTGACCGCTCTCGGAGCCTGACCGCATGGACCGTCTGTACACCGCGAGCCTCGGCCTCAACGTCCCGAGCGTCGGGCAGAACATGCTCTCTGACCTCGCCGTCGCGCTCCGCGTCGCGTCGGGCACCGGCGTCGCGACGCAGGACTCCGGGCTCGAGGCGCGCATCTTCCAAGCGACGAGCGACCTCGCCGCCGGCACGCTCGTGCAGGTCGACGAGAACGTCGTCGAGGCGGTCGACGTCATCAGTGACCCCGCGACGGTCACGACCGCGGCGTTCGACTGGAGCGACCGCGAGGTGTTCGGCATCTTCCGCGGCTTCTCGGGCGCGTCGCAGTACCCCGGCGGCGCGAACGACTACCAGTTCGACGCCGCGGGCGCCCCGACGCTGTTCTGGGGCTACCTCGGGCAAGGCGCGCAGAAGTCGGGCGGCGGTGCCGTAAGCGCCGGCAACCCGCCCGTCCGCGCCGCCGGCTCGTCGTGGGCCGCCGAGATCACTGCGAACGTGTGGCTCTACCTCGACCCGGGCGACGGCAAGTTGAAGCTCTACAACGACACCGTCAGCACCATCCGCACGCCCGCGCTCATCTTCTTCGCGACCGGCCCGACCGGCGCGCGCCCGTAGCCCTCCCCCTCACGCACGCAACCACCGCCGCCCGCGCACGAGCGCGAGCGCATCGCACCCCCACGTCAGGAGCAACGCACCATGTCCAGCGCAGGCGCCCCCGCATCGTTCGTCGAGTCCGTCTCCGTCCGCGGTGATCAGACCGTCACCGGCAGCAAGACCCTCAGCGGCACCACCACCCTCTCGGGCCCCGCGGTGCTCTCCGGGGCGACCACGGCCATCAGCAGCGCCGCGACCACGCTCTCGGGCGCGTCGACCACCATCAGCAGCGCCGCGACCACGCTCTCGGGCGCGTCGACCACCATCAGCAGCGCGGCGACGACCATCTCGGGCGCGCTCACGCTCTCGGGCGCCGTCACCGTGACGGGCTCCGTCACCGGCGGCGTGCGGCAGCTCCTGCCGTTCGGGATGCTCAACATCGCGGCGGGCGACAACGCGACGCCCGCGTCCTCGACGCCCGTGCAGATCTTCTGGAGCGCCGCCTCGGGGCTCACGACCTGCGGCTTCGTCGCGCTGCGCGCGGGCTCCGTCGTCGGCCTCTCCGCGAACCTCAACGCCGCGGCCGCGGGCTCGAACTGCATCGTCGGCGTCTACAAGAACGGGACGATCATCAACGCGAGCGCGATCGTCACCCTCGCGAGCGGCACGAGCGACACGGAGGCGAACGGCACCTTCACCGCGGGCTCGTACACCTTCGTCGCGGGCGACGTGATCGACGTCCGCATCCGCACCGGCTCCGGGTGGTCGGCCACCACGGCGGACATGTCCGTCGCCGTCGAGATCGCGACCTGATCGGAGGCGCGGCGCATGAGCACCAAGCAGCAGAGCGGGCCGATCCTCCTCCGGCTTGCGTCCCTCTCCCTCGCGTCGTCGAGCGCGTACACCGACGTGGTCGGCACCGCGTCGGGCGACAACGCCAACTCGTCGTCGGGCGCGATCGTGCTCGGCCAGGCGAACGTCGCCGTCGTGCGCTGCAGCTACACCCGCAACGGGTCGAGCAGCGACGGCGCCCCCATCGTGAAGTTCTCGGGCTCCCTCGACGCCACGAGCACCGCGGCGAACGCCGTGTCGAACTGGCAGCCGATCCCCATTGTGGGGACGGCGTTCACGGCCGGCGTCGTCGAGGTGTACGCGGAGGGGCAGAAGCTCCTGCCGAGCGCCGCGGGCACGCGGACGTGCGGCACGCACCCCGTCGACGTGTCGCTGTTCAACTGGCTGCTCGTGCAGATCGCCGACAGCGACGGCACCAACCCCGGCAGCGTCGCCGCCGTCTACCTGGGGACGACGCTGTGAGCGCCGTGATCCCCAACCGCCGCGCGGTGCTCGTCGCCTCGGGCGGCG